CCCGTTTTCAATACGCTACAAGCTCAAGTCTCCCTATTCCGAATCAAAGATTTTATAAACCCCACCTTTTAAGATTCCCTCCTTTATCTTCTTGATACTGTCTATTTCATCGGTGGTTGCTTGTTGGAGTGATGGGTTCTTCTCTTTCTTTGCTGTTCTCTTCAATTTCTTCTGTTTGTCTGCGATGTCTTTGATAGCTTCTTGTCTCTTTAGTGTTGCTCTCTTGATGTCAGTCTTGATGTTGTCGAAAGTGATAATTGAATCGAGTAGTTTGCCTTGTTTGTCATAGAATTGTAGTGTAGCTTCTTCAGTGTTGTGGAATATGTTGTCTGTTGATGTGTTTGCTGCAATTGTGGTTAGTGCATTGAGTTTTTCAGTGACTTGTTGCTCAGGTGTTAGATCTGTTTTTGATGGTTTGTATACAGTTTTCAATTGGTAGTTAAACTCAATTAGAGGTAATAAACCTTGGGGCATGGCTTCACTGTATTGTTTTAAGGCGATGTCAGCACAGTTCTTAATTGATGTGTATCGTGAGTACAAGCTTTCTTGTTCAGCATCATTAAGGAAATGAATAGTACTGTATGAACTGTTGCTTTTCAGACTCTCTAAGTCGTACTCTTTTTCACCTTCAGTTAATGATAGCTTCCCATTTGTCTGGTTGCCCTCACTATCATTGTTTTGAGAGTCTAGGTCGTGATTTTGTTGTTGTTTGTCTTCTGATTGTTGTTGTTGTTCTTCGTTGATCTTCATTTGTGGCACTTCTTCTTGGTTGACTTGTGGTACTTCTTCTTGGTTAGATTGTTCTTCTTGTGGTTGTTTTTCTTGTGGTTGTTCTTCTTCTTGTTGTTGTTGTTGTTCTGGTTGTTTATTTTGAGCATTCTGGGAATCTTTTTGTTGTTCACCATCTTCATTGTCTTTGTTGTGTTTTTGCTCCTTCTTAAGTCGTCGTTCTTCTCTTTTTTGTTTGATTTCTTTCAAGCGTTTTTCATATGCTTGGGCTTTTGGTATTATATCGCCTATGTATGACATTAAGTCATTGACGACTTTAGCATCTGTAACACGACCTTTTCTTATTTGTGATAGCTTTTTCTTGGCTTCTTGTGCTTCATCTAATTGTTGTTGTAGGAACATTTTGGCTGCTATTTTAACCACTGCTAGCCTTTCTTTTGCAATTTTGTTGATGATTTCTTCATCTTTGAGTATCATTGCTATCACTTTTGATGTTCCAGAAACTAAGTAGGTCATTAAGACCTCGTCTGTTATGGATGAGTCAGCTAGGACTCTACAGATGCTGGTGGGTATGGGTTGAATAGGGTAATGTTTAGTTATGTCATGTGTCTTATATTTATGTCGCTTATTATTATAATTATAATTATTTTTCATGATAAAATTTTTTTTATGGCCTATACTCCTAGGTTGCCCTAGGAGACGGACGTTCCCGTTTTCAATATGCTACAAGCTCAGAAGATCAAAAGAAATAACTATCATAATTGATACAGACTCGAATGGTGTCCAACGAGTGTGCTCTTTCACTGACTTGCAAGGTTCGACGGTCCACTTGCAAGCCTACGGATCGAAGATCCGATTTCTCAGTGTGCACAGTGGTTGGTGTTCCATCCATGCTGAGTCTGGGCTGAGAAACGCACAAGTTGGTTACTTCCTATTTTGATAGTATGGTTGTAGTTCAAAGCGCTCTTTTGTTGCAGTGAATGTCATGTACATGTTGTCTAATACTTGAGTTAACGTGCCATAGTTCTGCAATCTGTGATCCATAATGGTTATGTAGTATGCTTCATTGTCAGTGTTCTGCGATATGGTTGATGCATCTCTGACCTGAATTGTGTATTTATCTTCAGCTTCAGTAATCTTTGCAAAGTAGGATGATCCTTCCTGTATGCCTTGAACATCGTAATAAATGATTTCCTTTTCTTTCTCGACTTGCCTGGTCATGTTATCACTTGCATTATTATAAAATTGCCAGACATAGTCATTTTCATTTGGTGCTGTGATTGATCCGTTATATTTTGGTATTACTTTGTCATCTTCATCTTCAAGTTGCAGGATTGAACCACATTTTATTAGATTATCATCTTGCATTAGGTAAACAACTGTTTTGTTCTGTGGTTGGGTATTGATGTTTTTATACATTATTAAACCTGTATTTCCATATGTTAGAGCAGCGCCTATTGGATTTTTGAGTATGAATGACCAAGTTACGTAAAAATAACCAGGTATAATTTGTTGTGAATTGTTGTTTTTGCAACCAAGTGCTAGTGCTAGAAATATAAATGGGTTAGATTCTTGGTCAAACTGACCACCCATTCTGTATAAATTATATTGTAAGTTGCTTTTCATTCTGACTATTGATGTGAATTTTGAATAACATTGTGAGAGTGCGCCGCCATTGGATGTTCTGAGTGATTGTTGTAAGTTTTCATTGGTTGGTGCTTGATTCCAGAGTGTTCCACATAATACATTGCCTTGTTGGGTAACTGCACATTGTGGTATGTAATTGAATTGCATTGCGAGTGGTCTATAATTTTGATATCCTTGTGCTAGTGCAGCTATTCTGGTTCCTGTCCAATATGCTGGATTTGCTGGTATGCATGTGATTATATTATTGGTAGTGGAAGTTATGTCGTTAGGAATTTTGTAAATGAGGTCCCGTCCTGTAACTTTAACTGTGTTTCCATCTTGATATAGTATTCTGAAGTCTTTCCTTAGTTTGTTTGTTTGTGCTGCAGGCATGGTTTTCTTTGTTTTAGGTAACCTTCTTGTTGTTCTCTTACGTGCCGGTTTTGTTATGTAAATGATTTTGGTTTTAATTTTATTTTTATTTGTATTATTATTCTTAGCTTTAGTTTTAGTTTTAGTTTGCATTTAGTATTTTTTATTTGGCCCCACATCATACATGCTTTTAATTATCTCCTCTCCTATTTCTAATTCAATTTGCCTAGATACATAGTCAGCTTGCTTTTGTGTTAATACCATTGTGTGCCTCTTTTCTATGGTTTTCATGAAGTCCCAGTAACTCATGTTTGCTGCCATTTTGTATTGGTATTTTCTGTGTCCCACGTCCTCCATGTTTTCTTTCTCTAGTTGAGTTATGAATTGTTGGTCATATGAATTTTCATTGAGTTTCATTGCTACTTTTTGTTTTGTTCTTAGTTTCCTGATTTCCTTATCAGTTATCTTTGCATCTTGTTTGATTCTATCAGCTAGTTTGTCATAATGATCTGCAAGATTTTCAAAAAATTTAATGCCTTTGTAATTTATTCTGAGGGAATATGCTATGTCTCGCAAATATATTATTTTTTGGGCAAAGTTGTAAGATTTTGTTTTAACTGAGTATTTTGCTAGTGTTAGGAATTTAGATATATCTCTGGTTAGGAATATTGATGTTTCCGTGTCATCTAGAAACCAAGCCCTTAAGGAACAGAATTTGATTATTGATAAATCTCCTCCTTCCAAGAATTTGAGAACTTGTCCAATTCCATATGTTGATGCTTTTTGATCTTTGGGGTCAGGCACTGATTTCAAGAAGTACCTATAATAAGCTCTGTTGATGAAGTCCTTAGTGACATATGGTTTATACATTAATGTGAAATCATCGCCTTTTGAAAAACAAACATAGTCTTTTCCAAACACCAATCCAGCTTTATCGTTAACATATCGATTATACATTGCCATTCTGGTTGTATTCATTAGGGTTGTGTCACAATCGCCAGAAAAGACTGTGCCTAATATTTTGTATGACATCAGGGGTTTCTTCTTTCCTTTTTCTATATATTCTATGTCCATTGTTTTGTATAGGGCCTGAGATATTTTGTGAAATTCTCTCTTAGGAACATGATATATTGATGATTCAATCATCTGGTAGATATTACGATCCAATTGTTTGAGAGAGACATCTTGAGTGTTATCAAACGCAGATCCATCTCCTTCATATACTTGTGTGAATCCGAGTTTCCTGTATTCATTTACCATGTCAGTCATCTCTGAGAGGTTCTTTCCGCCGCAATATCCTTTGAGTCCATCCTGGAATATTTCCTCTAGTGCCCATGTTACTGGTCCCATGACATATTTTGTTCTTTGAGGTATGGAGCATACCATTCTTGGTTTTCCGTCGAGTGGTTGTCGTTCTTCCTTAAGTATTCCGGTATAGTGTAGATTTTGTATATTATGTAGTTCCTTCTTTGGTATATTGGTGATATCTCCTTTGTAATAATTTATGACATGGCGCAAAGCCCTTTGTTTTGTTGTTGATAAGTGGTCCATCCAGTCTTTGACTGAGTATTTGAAGTGTTTCAATTGTTCACCGACTTCTTTCTCGACCAGATGGGTTGCGTACTTCACGAAATCATCGGCTATTTCAGGTTCAGGGGTTGGTGCTGCTTTCATTTGCCTTTTAGCTGCTGCAAGTGTAGTGTGTCTACATGCTGTCCATACCATGCATTCTGGTTGGTTGTTTTCTTTATCAAATAATTGTTCAAATTTATCTTTGTGTGGACACTTGCAGGTTATGTCATCCAATTTTATGTCATTGAACCATTCTGGGTTTAATGATTTCCCGTGCTCATCCTTGATATCATACTTCTTTTGCAGTTCCCTAAGTTCTGGATCTAGCATTTTAATTTTTATTCTGGGTAAGTGTGAGTACTTAGGATGTACATGCTTTGTTGATGGGATTTTGGGTGCATCTGCATGTTTTCTAAGGTTGTTGTTCAGTGTGGTCCCTTCATAAATTTTAATTATATAGTTGGGGTTAATTTGATTTTGTTTTATAGTAACCCCATTTTTGATGTGGGGCCTGTTTAGAAACCCTGTTCGGTTTCTAACATGGCACTCATATCCTCTATCTCGGGATTGATTTTCACTGCGGATCTGAGTGCAATACTAATATAACTAGTAAATTGTTTCTTTTTGATGGCGTCCCACAAGTTTTCAGGTTTGATTTGTGCATTCTTGGCTTTGAAGGCATTGATCCAGGACACGCATTTCATCTTTTCCATTAATTTTAATTGAGTTTCTGCAGTTAAAGTATCTTCAAGAACTTTTGCTAATAAGGGTATGGCTACTTCATTAATTGAGAGTTCTGGATCTTCTTTGTTAATATATGTTAGCATGCTAACAAAGGTTTCTGAATCTATTTTTGTTTGATTATGTAATTTTATTTGAATTTTGTTAATTAAACTAGGTGGTATAGCAGCTCCTTCTATTTCTTTTAGGAAGTTAGCATTAGTTTGTAATTGCTGATAATAATCAAACATTCTACCATCTCTTCTTTTGTAAAATATGTATTTCTTGCCTTTCTTTTCAACATGTGCTGATTCGGGTTGAGTTTGTATTTCTTTTTCCTGTGTTGCTGGATTTGAGAGATCAGTGATTTGGACCATTATGTGATTGACATTTTGTGCATTGTAGTTATATAAATAAGCAGTGTCACCGACTTTATTTCTGACTGATTTATCCCACTCTTTTTGTATCATTTTTCTTTGTTTATAGAAGTCTTGAGATGTTGGTAGGTCAGTAAAGTGATTTGGGGCCATGAATAAGTCCTTTACTGTTTGTGATTTAGTGTCTTCTTTTTCAATTGTGAAGCTTATGTAATCTGTAGCTCCAGTATTAACTCTTCTAGTGACTATGACTTTGAGTACAAATGGATATAATTTCTTGGTGGTTTGTGGTATTAGGTAGTAGTCTGAATAGGCTAATGATGGGAAACGGTTAGGATTCTTATATAAACATTTGTTTCCAGCCATTTTCATCCACATGTCAGTGTTTCTTGGATTGACCATTTTTGCTAAAAAGGCTTCTTCAGCTGATTCATCGTTTGGAACTAGTCTCATTGTGCCTTCTATGTGTCCATCATATTCAATAGCGTAGACAGAGGTATCATTGTGTTTAGCAACGTGCATAGTTCCAACAGCAACTGTTCCAGGATTGAGGTATTCAGTGATTTTGTACATGTCTTCATCATTGATGTAATAGATAACGTCGGTCAAATTAATTAAAAAGTCTCTGTAGTTATCTATTGCATATTTGTATTCTTCATCTTCATTTATTTTATCTTCTTCGATAATTACCTCGGCGAAGTATGGTGCATTGGCCTTTTCCTTTGCTGCTTTCTTAGCTTTAGGTGACCTTTTTGATTTAGCTTCTACAGCCACGGCTTGTTTTCTTGGTTCAATATCTTTGTTATATATATATAATTTTCTCATATAGTCTTGTAGTGTTTGTTCTGTTAATATTGGTAGCATTTTACAGGCAAGGTGTTCAATAATGAGTTTTTTGTGTTCCTTGGTAGCTGGTTTTGGCTCATTTTGTTTTCCTTGGTTTTGAGGTCCGTCACATCCTTGACTCTCAGCGTCAAGTAGATCATCCACTGCTTGTTGTTGTTCTTCTTCTTCTTTTTCTTCTTCTTCACTGCCTTCTTCTCTGATTAAGTCATAGTCTTCTTCAGTAAATTGCATTTTATTTAATGCTTCAATTATAGCGTTTGAGAAGTGGTCATAGGCTGCTTGAACTTTCCTACCTCTGTCATAGTCTTCAGCGTCCAATTTTGGTGTTAAGATGACCTTGGCTAATTGGCTAGATATTAATTTTGGTGAGTTCACATCTAGGATTGGTCTGTTAGGTGTGGCTTTTATGTATTTTCCTTCAAGGGTTTCAGCATCATATCTGGTTGTTCTTATTTGAGGTATGATATTGCAATGTTCTAGGGTATCTCTGAGAGTTGCAGTTATAGGATGATCATTGAATGCATCTTGATATATTGAATATTTCATGGGTTTGGTGGGATCTTTTTCATGTTCCTCCTTCATTTTGTTATAGGCTTCTTCTTCAGCGAATTTAAGAAATGGTAGAAGGTCTGGTAATATTTTCCTGACTAATTTGTCTTCTACTGTTATGGGTTTGTTGTATGCAGTAAGATATCCATAGTGTTTTTCAATGAACTTTGCAAGCTGATCCTTAGGTGGGTTAGGCATTGAATTAGAAATAGGTTTATTATTATGATAGTTATTTTTATTATTATTATTATAGACATTACGATTATTATTATTATAGTTATAATTATTATTATAATGATGATAATATTTTAGATA